GACCATGAAGATTCAGAGCATTGAAGAATTAGGGAAATACGTCAAGGAGACCACGTCGCCGCTCATCACGCAGATGTTGAAGGACGACGGCGGAAAGCTCATCGCCGAAGTTGTGGAAGAGAAAGTCTCCAAGCGGTATGAGCAGCTAGAGAAAGAGGCGCCCTGGATGTCGGCTCTCAAGGATCCTTCCAAAGAGGCCTCATCCTTTGAGGGAACAAAAGAACGCACGAAGGGTGAAGCGGCAGCGCGATTTATGCGAGCCGTGACGGCCTGTAAATTGGCGGGTAAGCCGAACGATCCTGCTGCCATTCAGGCGCAGTTAGCCTCGTGGGGCGATAAGGATTTGGCGGATGTGGTGGAAAAAGACGCCGATCGACGGCAGAAGGCCGCCATGGCAGCGTCCTCACCGACCGATGGTGGGTTCTTGGTCCCGCAGCAATTCTCGCAAGATGTTGTCGAGTTGTTGCGTCCGGCCTCCGTGGTCCGGTCTCTTGTAGGACAGACCTTGCAGATGCCGGTCGGGACCTTGAAGATTCCGAAGATCACTGAAGGGTCCACGGCGTACTACCAGGGCGAGAACACCAACGCTACGAAGAGTGTCTTGAAGACAGGGCAATTGAATCTGTCCTGGAAGAAACTCATTTCCCTGGTGCCGGTCTCCAATGACCTGGTGCGGTATTCTTCGCCTGGAGCAGATGCCATCGTTCGGAACGATATGATCCGTGGAATGGCACAACGTGAGAACCAAGCGTTCTTGCGTGATCCTGGAACTGATGCGACTCCGAAGGGGCTGCGGTATCAGTTGGATCCAGCCAACTTGCTCGATGTCTCGAACCCGACCACGTCCTTGCAGACCGTAGCGACGGACTTGGGCCGATGCCTCTTGCAATTGATCAACGCCAACGTGCCGGTGACACGCGGCGGGTGGTTGTTCGCTCCGCGCATCTGGAACTACCTCCGGATGTTGCAGACCACCACGGGGGCGTTCATCTACCAGGCTGAAATGAATCAAGGATTGCTCTTAGGTTATCCCTATAAGTGGAGCACGCAGATTCCGACCAATCTGAGCGACCACGGGCGGACGAACGAAACCGAGATCTACTTTGCGGATTTCGACGATGTCGTGATCGGTGAAGCCATGAATCTCCGCATCGATGCCTCGATGGAAGCATCCTACATCGACGGCGGGACGCTCGTCTCGGCCTTCTCGCAAGACCAGACGGTGGTGCGGGCCATCACGGAGCACGACTTCGGGGTGCGGCGTCCGGTCAGTGTCTGTGTCATGAACGGCGTGACCTGGGGTGCGTAATCTGACGGAATGAACTGGGCGCAGTCGCGCCAAGCGGACAACAAGGAGGCAGACAATGATCAATCGTAATCCTGGCATCGTAGTTCCTGGCGTGGCGGTCCAGCAAAAAGTGTTCACCTGCTCCACGGGCGATGTCGCCTCTGGCGCAGCCATTAATGGGCGGGTGATCGATAGGTTGGGGCTGGGTGGGGGAGCCATCTTCGGCGTGGCCGAGCCCTTCATCTCATGCTACACCACGGTCGGCTCGACCGCTGCGGACAAGAAGCTCACGTTGAGCGTGAAATTGCAACACGGCGACAGCTCAGGCGGGGGCGATATGGCCGATTACTCCACAGGGATGCAGTCGGCAGATCGAAACTTCTGGACCACAGCGGAAACAACCCCGTTGCAGAACTGGAGCACAGGGGCGCAGTTCTTCTCACATCAGAGTCTGTACGAAGTGACAGCGGCGAAACGGTATGTCCGTCCAGTGGGCGTCTATACCCGGAACGGGAATACCACATCCACGGCAGCGGGCAGCATTGATTATATGTACGCCTCGTTGGGCGTGCGGTTTGCGGAGCCGGATCATTATCCGCAACCCAGCTCGACGAGCACGTCAACCTCGACCTCGACCTAATGGTGACGCTTGAGGCAACAGGGTCCTGCATCGTGCGGGGCTATGGGCAGTACAACAAGGGGGATAAGGTCTGCCTCAGCGATGAGCAGGCCTTAGACCTCCTTGATCAGTTTCCAGACGGGTGGCGGGAATGTCACCGAGAGGATGCCACACAGACCAAAGCGCCGACCGCGCCACCAGTCAACAAGATGGTAAAGACGGCGGAGCGCAAAAAATGAAGGGGTCCTCTAGATGGGAAGTGAGAAGGTTAGTGGTGTTTACGGAATCACGCATGTAGCTTCAGGTCGATCGTACATCGGCAGCTCTAGAGATGTCATAGGACGGTGGGCTTGCCATCAAAAGCAACTTTCTCGAAGCAAACACCATAGCGCATACCTACAGAATGCTTGGAATAAGTACGGCAAGGATGCTTTTGTCTTTGTACTTATTGAGCGGTGTAGGCTACCCCAGCTCATTTCGCGAGAGCAGTTCTGGATTGATCAAGCGCAGGCCAGCAATCATGATTTTGGCTTTAACTTAAGCGGGCTAGCGCATGCTGCACAGCCAGGTAAGGAAGGACGTGAACGGATCGGAGCAAGCAATAGACGAAGAACTGGAAAGCCGTGGAAAGCAGCAGATCCATTCACATGGAAGAAGAATATTTCTGCATCGAGGAGCGGGAAGAAGTACGGTCCACGCAATGCAGAAGTTGGGAGAAAGATTGCGGCATCGCTAACCGGAAAGCCTCACTCGGAAAATAGAAAAAAGAACATATCAAATTCCATAATGGCACTATCTCCTGAAGCGCGATCGGCACGGGCTTTCAAAGCTTGGGAAACAAAGCGCGCAAAGAAGGAGGTGCTGTGATGGGAAGCGAGAAAATTACAGAATCAACTAATACTGTTCGGTGGGATCATCCCTGCGCTGGACACGTTAAGATCCTCGACCACGCGAACGGCGTTGTGGAAAGCTATTGTCCTGACGGAACCAAGCGGACCAAGCTCGCCATTATTGGATTTGCCGCTTCCTCGAAAGACCTTGCGCCCTATGATGACCCGTCATGGGAAATCGTCGGTTTGAACCAGCTCTACCGGCACATCCCCCGCGCCGATCGCTGGATCGAAATCCACCACAACTGGCATGAGCACGTGGTTGAAGGGACCGACCACCATCAGTGGCTGGCCGATGCACCCATTCCTGTGTACATGACGGAGCGCGTGCCCACGATTCCCAACAGCGTGCGTTTTCCGATCGAGCGTGTTATGCAGGGCAATCTCGATTACTTCACCAGCACGGTGGCCTTTGCAATTGCACTGGCCATCCAAGAAGGCTTTAAGGAAATCGGGCTCTGGGGCATCGACCTGATCGTAGGGGATGAGTACAGCTACCAAAAGCCATGCGCTGAGTTTTGGCTTGGCGTGGCTCACGGGAAGGGCCTCACGGTGACCTTACCGCACACAACGGCGCTGCTCAAGCAATCCCATCGCTATGGCTATCAAGCCGAGCCGGAGAGTCTCGTCAAGTTTTCCGAGCTGGTCCGTAGACGCAAAGCCTTGGCGGATGAGCGCCACAAGAAGATGATCGAACTCGCGAATATCGATGGAGCGCTGCAGGATTGCCAGATGTGGGGGGATCTTGCAGATTTACGGATTAAAGGCGGAACGCTGACACCCTGATGCTACGGGTCTGTACCAGCTCAACAGAGTCGGCGCTCTTAGATCTGAGCGTCTATAAGGCCTCGGCGAAGATTACCACCACGAGTGATGATACCGTGATTCAATACGCGCTGGATCAGGCGACCGCCTTGATTGAAGGCTATCTGGGGTATCCGTTGAAGCGACAAGTCTATCGTGAAACCGTTCCAGGCTATGGGAGCTTTGAATTACAGGTGAGTCGGACGCCCGTGCAGTCGATTGAATCGATCTACTACGACGATGAGCAGGTGGCCTCAACCAGCTACGAAATCGGGAGTGCGGGAGCCGGATTGATCTTTCGGGAATTGGGGTGGCCATGGACTGCAGGGGTGCAGTACGACCTCACAGCACATGTGACGCCACGCAGTGAGCTGAAGCCCTATGCCGTGACTTATGAAGCGGGCTACTGCGTGAACGGCTCCACTTCGGATAATTGGCTGACCACGGGGGAGCCTGTGCCCGGCGAGATTGAAGCGGCGATTCAACAGGCGGCGAGCTTCATTTATCTCTCAGCGGGGCGCGATCCGTCGATTACGAGCCAAAAGATCGGCGATTTGTCGTTCAGCTATATGTCTGGCGGATCCATGACGGGCGGACAGACGCAGATCGGCGGGTTGCCGGAATCGGTTAAGGGCATGCTGGCCCACTTGCGGAGGTTCTAGTGCAGGTCTCAGGCTGGGCGCACATGATGCCACATACCATCACCGTGGAGCCCTATGCCGGGGTGGATGCCTGGGGTGCCTATACCTACGGAGCCGCGCAGACCTATCGTGCCAGAGTGCAAGGCCGAACACGTGTTGCGACCAACGTCAAAGGGGAAGAGGTGGTGAGCAAGGTCACGGTCTACGTCGCGGCAACCGGTGGCATCACGTCGCAAGATCGGTTGACGCTGCCTGCTCCGTGGAGTCCAACACAGCCACCGATTCTCGATGTGCAGTATGTCAGCAACGATGTGGGGCAACATCATCTGGTGATTTTGGCATGAAGATTACGGTGGAGCTCAAAGGCACGAAGGAGTTGCAGAAGCAGCTCGCACGGTTTGGCGAGAATGCGGAGAAGGAATTAGGTGGAGCCTTGTTTCGAGAAGCCACCACGATTATGAACGCCTCAAAAGTCATCGTGCCAGTGGATACGGGGGCGTTAAAGGGTAGCGGGATTGTGATGCCTCCAGAGCGAACCAGGACCGGCGTTATGGTCTCAATGGGCTATGGTGGGGCAGCAAAAGACTACGCGGTCTATGTTCATGAGAACTTGACGGCGCGGCATGCGCCACCCACACGCGCAAAGTTTTTAGAAGATCCGCTGATGGCGGCGAGTAAAGGGATGGCGGGGCGGCTCGTCGAAGATCTGAAAAAGGCGTTGAGGTAGCATGTGGCTCTCAGACATCGCTGATCTGTTAACGACACAAGGCGTCACGACCGGGACGATCTATCGCGATTTTATGCCGACCAGTCCGGACACGGTGATCTCGGTCTATGGCATCGGGGGGCTTGGACCCACGTATACGATGACGGGGCATGTATTGCAAGAGCCAGCATTGCAGATCCTGTGTCGATCGGCAAGTCTCCAATCGGCGCACAGCGCAGCGCGGGCGTGCTACGAAGTCTTAAGCGGCCTGAAGGCCAGAGACATCAATGGCGTGACGTACCATTGGGCCGAGCCGCGAGAGGAGCCGTTGGTGGTGGCGAGAGATGAGAATGATCGGTTTGTCGTGTCGTGCACCTATAACGTAAAGAAGTCGGTCTCAACCTAGGAGGATGCCATGTCTGTTATTTTCAATAGTGCGTTTGTTCTACTTTCTACCTCAACGGCGACCGGCACGCGCGACATGTCGAACCGCGTCATGAAGGTGACTCTTTCGCGTGATGCCGACGAGCATGACGATACGGTGATGGGCTTGACGGCGCACAGCCGTGTCATCGGGTTGGAGAGCTGGGAGTTCTCTATGTCGATGCTCCAATCCTTCACCACAGGGGATGGCGGGGAAAACACCGATGCCATTTTGAGCACGCTCTACGATGTCTCCAAAGCCGGAGGGAAGTTCTTGGTGGCCGTGCGCAAGCACAGTACGGAGCTGTTGGGTCCGGCGAACCCCACGTGGTCGGGGTTGGCGGTCTTGAAGAACTTCAACCCGTTGGATGGCGAAGTCGGCGACTTGCTGAAAACCGAAGTGACGTTCTTGGGGTCTGGGAACCTAACCCGTTCCGTGACCTCTTCATAAGACGCGAGAAATCGAGAGGATGCCGCTCTATCTTTCACGATGAGGAGTTTGTATGCCGGATGAGAAGTTTCCCATCTTAACCGCTGATGAGATTGCGGCATCCCTGGATCTCGCAGAGATTGAGTATCAAGTGCCGGAGTGGAAGGCCACGATCAAGCTCAAAGCCTTTTCGTTGGATGAGAAGGACCGGATCGTGGCTGCGTGCACAGAGAAGGACGGCAAGATCGACGGGCAACTGTTGATGCGTCTCCTGGTTGTGCATGGCGTGGCCGAGCCGAAACTGACACGGGAGATCGTCTCTGCCAAGAGCTTTTCGGTGGTTGAACGGATCGCCGGAGAGGTGATGAAGCTCAACGGCATGATGAAGGAGAAAGGACCCTCGGCGGACACGGTCGCCGATGTGACCTTTCGATAAACGGCTTGATCTGCTCTTTCTGTTTCGGTTAGCGAAGGACCTCGGCAAGACGGTTAGTGAGCTGAAGCGCCTCTTGACGCCGTGGGAATATCTCCTGTGGCATCAGTTCTATAAGCGGGAGCACGATGAAGTGAAGAAGCTCCGCGACAAGATGAAAAAGAAACGCTGATGGCTATCCAACTCGAAGATATTGTTGCGAGTATCAAAGCCGATACCAGCGACATCACGGCAAAATTCAATGATCTGAAGAAGCGCGTTGACGACTTCGGAGGGGAAGTCAACAAAAGCAGCTCGAAGCTTGGCGAGCTGATTCAACCTGCTGCGATTACTGCGGCAGGGTTTGCCATCACCAAAGGGCTTACAGAGCCCATGGTGGGGTTTGCTCAGAGCGCGATCGGTGCCGCCAGTCAGCTTGAACAAGCCAATATCGCCTACAAGACCTTGCTGGGCAGTGGTGAAGCGGCACAGCAGATGATGAACGAAATGCGAACATTTGCGGCGTCAACCCCGTTTGAGTTTCCTGAGTTGGTAGAAAGCGGGAAGCGGCTCTTAGCGATGGGGTTCACCGCGAAGCAAATCATTCCAACCCTCACGAATGTTGGCAATGCCGTGGCTGGTGTTGGCGGGAATGCGGGGGTGATGAATCGCGTCATTCTGGCGATGGGGCAAATTCAAGCCAAAGGGCAATTGATGGCGCAGGAAATGCGGCAACTTGCCGAAGCAGGCATCCCGGCATGGGAATTTTTGGCGAACCATCTGAAAGTGACCATCCCGGAAGCCATGGATCTGGTCACCAAGAAACAGGTATCAGGAGCCGAAGCCCTCACCGCCTTACAAGCGGGTATGGCGCAGAAGTTCGGCGGGCTCATGGCTGAGCAATCAAAAACCGTTGAAGGATTAATGTCAAACCTCCGCGACACCATCGGCTTTATCATGATGGACATCGGAGCCGAAATCATTAAAACACTCAACCTGAAAGAAGTGATTGCCTCAGTACGAGAATTTGCCGAGAGCTTCCTCACGTGGTTCAAGTCGCTCGATGAAGGTACAAAGCGAACTGTGCTGATCCTCACCGGCGCGTTTGCGGCAAGTGGCCCCATTCTCGTTGCGGTCGGTGCATTCATGGCCGCCATGACGGTCATTACGGCCCCCATGTTGGCGACGGGAGCCATCATTACTGGTATTGTGGCGGGAACTGCTCTCATCATCGCTAACTGGAAGAGCATCAAAGAAAAGGCCGTGGCGATCTGGACGGGGTTGGTCGATACCGTGGTGGGCACCGCCAAGCGGATCTACGAAGGCATTAAAACGTGGATGGTGGATAAACTCAACGCCATCCTGAAGCCTATCCAAGAATTTGGAAACTCCGTGAAAGGGGTGTTTGAGAATCTTGGGAAAGTCTTGGTCTTTCAATCCATCGTGCCAGATATGATCGATGCGATCGAAAATCAGTTTAACCGGCTGAAGGAAGACGCCATGCTGCGCCCGGTGCGGATTGCCTCGCAAGGCGTGCGCAAAACCTTTGCGGATCTGAGTAAGGAGTCGCAGCAAATCTCTAGGGAGTTTTTCGGGGAAATGATGAACGCGGACGCGCTTCGACAAAAGCGCGCCTATCAAGGCTCAAGCATCCGTTCGGGGAATTCAGAAACCAATCGAAACGCGATTCTTGCCATGCAAACAGATATTCAAGCAGGCATTGAAGCGCGGAAGCGAGCCGATGAAAACTATCGGATCGAAAGCATGCAGATGGCCGACGACGCGTTTCTCCACCAACTTACCTTGGAGCGTGAAGCGGAGGGGAAATACCAGGAGCATCTTGGGAAGATGATCGTGCAGCAAACGCAAGCTCAGCAGCAAATGCGATTCGGCTGGGGCGACGTCTTCGGCGAAATGTCGCAGAGTGCCCAATTCGCCTTTGGATCCATTCGCGGCACCTTCGCCAATACCATTGCGGATATGGCCGAAGGGACGGCGAGTTGGCGAGACTTCTGGAAAGCCTCACAGCGGGCGGTCATTACCTCAACGGCCAATTGGGCCATTGATGTAGTTGGAAAGTTCATCGCCAAGAACGCCATGATTCTTGCGACTGAGGGGGCCACGGCGACCGGCATGCTGTCGATCTGGACAGGCACCACAGCCGCCATTACCGGCATGTTCGGCGCGGTAACCGGCGCGATCTCGCTGTTCTTCACCGGCACCATCATTCCGATGTTTACGGCAGTGGGTACTGCCGTCAGTACGTTCCTCTCAGCCATGGCGACGGCGTTGGATATTTCCATCTTTGGGGCTGCGTTTTCTATCCCGGTCTGGGCTGCCGTGGCGCTGGTTGCCGCAGCTACTGCATCGATTGCAGCCTTCGCCTTTGGAGCCTTCGCTGAAGGCGGTATTGTCAAAGGGCCGATGATGGGGCTTGTGGGTGAAGCGGGACCGGAAGCGATTATCCCCTTGGATCAACTCGGCAGCATCATGGGTGGCGGAGA